GCAGAAAAAGCTACAGCAGCCGGCAATGTTAAAACTGGGGCTGGGCTAGATATTGCATCGTCAGCACTTAGTGGTGCAGGTATGGGTGCGATGGTTGGTAGTGTTGTTCCCATTGTAGGTACTGCAATTGGCGGCGCAGTAGGCGCGGCCGGCGGTACAATATATGGACTGGTAAAAAATTGGAACACACTTTTCAAATCAAGCGAAGAAGAAAAAGCTAAGAAAGAAAGTGCAGAAAAGAGTAAAGAAAAAGAAGTGTCACCATCAGAAAAAGAAAAAATTAAACTAATGCAAAAACAAGTTGATTTGATGGAAGCTCAACGATTGCTAGCTGAACGCCAATTATCACATTTGGATGACATTAATGGTAACACTGATGGCGGCGGATTTTCTTGGGTACGGCCAGGCACAAGGTAAATAACTGACTTGGAGAATCTAATTGGCTTGGAAAAAATACTTTACTCCCGTTAATATTTCGGGAAAAAATAGTCCTATCAGCGGTAGCAATAGTATGAACACGGGTAATAACCCAACTCGTTCAAATTATTCCAGCTATTTGCCCGACGTATATGCTGGCCATCCTAATCGTTTAGAGCGTTATGGACAATATGATACCATGGATAGCGACAGTGAAGTTAATGCCGCTTTTGATATCTTAGCAGAATTCTGCTGCCAGTTAAACGAAGAAAACGGTACTCCTTTCCAAATTAAATTTAAAGAACAAGCAACTACTACTGAAATTAAGATCATTAAAAAGTATCTACAGCAGTGGTGTAAACTAAACAAATTCCCTATTCGCATGTTTAAAATCGTGCGCAATGCATTTAAATTCGGTGATAGTTTCTTTGTTCGTGATCCAGAAACACAGGCTTGGATGTATGTAGATCCAGCTAAAGTAGATAAAATTATTGTTAACGAAAGCGAAGGTAAAAAACCTGAGCAATATCATATTCGTGATTTTAATCCCAACTTTGAAGCATTGAGTACTACTGCTATTCAGCCTAGCAATCAAAATGGCGGAGGCAGTCAATTTGGCGGAAGCTATGGATCCGGTGGAGGAGCTGGCGGTGGCCGAGGTATGCAAGGTTCATTTCCAACAACTGCTAACTCAAGTCGCTTTAGCGAAAATCAAAACCAGTATGCTATTGATGCCCGTCATGTAATTCATATTTCAATGAGCGAAGGATTGGACAACAACTTCCCATTTGGAAACAGTTTAATGGAAAGTATTTTCAAAGTATTCAAACAAAAAGAATTGCTAGAAGATGCTATCTTAATCTATCGTATACAACGTGCTCCAGAACGCAGAGTATTCCATATTGACGTAGGTAATATGCCAAGTCACTTGGCCATGGCATTTGTAGAACGTGTTAAAAATGAAATTAACCAACGTCGTATTCCTAGTGCCGGCGGCGGTGGACAAAGTTTAATTGACGCAAGTTATAATCCATTAAGCATTAACGAAGATTATTTCTTCCCAACAACAGCAGAAGGTCGCGGCAGTAAAGTTGAAATTTTACAAGGTGGCCAAAATCTAGGAGAAATTGATGACCTTAAGTATTTTACTAATAAGCTGTTCCGCGCTTTACGCATACCTAGCTCTTATCTACCTACCGGGTCTGACGACGGAGGATCTAACTTCAATGATGGTAGAGTTGGCACCGCGTACATTCAAGAACTTAGATTCAACAAATACTGTGAACGATTACAAAGTCTAATTACAGATCCATTTGATTTAGAGTTTAAAGCCTACCTAATGACGCAGGGCATTAACGTAGACAGTAATATTTTTGATATACAATTTAATCCACCACAAAACTTTGCGTCTTATCGCCAAGCTGAGATGGATACAGCCCGTGTTAATACATTTAATACTATGGTAGCTGTTCCGTTTATTAGCAAACGATTTGCACTAGAACGTTTCTTAGGATTGACTAGAGAAGAAATTGCACAGAACGCAACACAGTGGCAAGAAGAAAATGTTGATGAAGATCAATTCTTAAGTGCCAGCAGTGAAATGCGTAGCGCCGGAATCACTGCCAACGGTATGGCAGGTGACATTGGCGGGTTAAGTGCCCCAACTCCGGAAGCAGGAGCTATGGACGGCGAAGGTGATAATGCCGCAATGGCTCCAACACCTGGCGGTGACACTGGAACTCCCCCAGCAGGCGGCGCCGGCGGCGCTTAATGCCTTATCAAATCACCAAAGTTGGAATCCCCATAAGGAATGTTGATATTAACGAGCAATTTACAACGGCGGTTAGCTTTGCTAAACAATCAAATGCAGTTTTACTAATCAGTTCTCCCCTAGACGATTCTCCAGCTGGATCTAAAATCCTTGAAGACGAGTTTTTGCACTCAGGTAAAGTATTAAAATACAATGTGTTTGATACTGACAACGATGTGCATGATGCTAATCCAAAAAACTTTTTAAAGAACAAAGTCATTAGATTATTAAAGTATCTAGATGATCGACATGCTGAATTAAATTTTGATCATGTCTACATGTTCAGTGCAGGCAGTCCGCACCTTTACGATATTTTTACACACTATATTCCAGAATATAGGGAATTGCACATAATAGATGCCAAGTCATCTCTACATGTTTGTGGGGAAGAACTAAGCAAACATTTACAGTGTGACGGTTATAAGATACGAAACTTTCACGCTGATTTTATTAGTCGATTTGAAAATGTACTGTATCCTGGGCTAAGTATTTTTGGTTGTATTGATCAAATATATGCAAACAATACCACTGAATCTATTGTTGATCAGTTTTTTAACGTAATGATGCAACATACTAATGCTAATGATATATTTTTAATAGCCAGTGTGCATCGTGACAGTGTGTTGATAACTGAGTTTGATCCCAAGAATTACAAACAAGTGCTAGAACAACACGCTGGAAAAACACTTACCTACGGGGTATATAAATCTACGGAGCATAAATAACACTATGTTTTTAAGAGAATTCATTTATTTTGACAGAGATCATGCAGGTCCCCAAGAGGATGACCGCTATGTCAGCCAGAACGATACCGATAATATTCTAAAAAGAAAAGATTATCGTAAAACTCGATTGTCCTTAAAAATGATCAACGATATTAGAAAAGCTAGTGAAGCTCACAACAAAGAACATAGAGAAGAAATGGGCCTAGTACGTAAAATGTACGCAATGCCTCCTCCTGAACAAGCCGTTCAATAACGTATAATATTACTGATATAGACACAAACTAAATATTTTTAACAAAATATAGTCAATAGAGAGATAAACTCTTTCGCTTTAAGGCCAAAACCGTCAGTTTTTAGCCTGTTTCCCACACGTATTACTATTACGACTTAAATATTGGTACAGCCTTGCCGCTACCCTAACTAGGAGAAATTATAACATGTCAACAAAATTTGAACAACTATTAGACTTATTAGTCAATGAAGACATGGAAGGTGCTAACGCATTGTTCCACGAAATCGTTGTAGAAAAGTCTAGAGATATTTACGAAAACCTTATCGCCGAAGAGGACGATGAAGAAGAAATGGATGAGTCCGCAGACGACGAAGAAATGGACGAAGCCAAAGACGAAGATGATGAATCTGTAGAAGAAAGTGCAGATGACGAAGAAATGGATGAGTCCGAAGAAGAATTAGAAGATTCTTATATGATGGACGGAGAAACAGGCGACGAAACAGACGACTTCGGTGGTGATGTTTCTGCTGATGGCGACAACTTTGATGCTCCAACAGACGACGAACAAGGCGCTGAAGGTCAAGAAGACACAGCTATCATGGATATTAAAAATGCTATTGCTGAATTAGAAGCCGCATTTGCTGAATTAGAAGCCGCTCAAGGTGGAGAAGAAGCAGATATGGGTATGGAGCCAGGTTTTGGCGACGACGAAGGTGGTGACGACGGTGAAGAAATGATGGGAAGCCAGGCATTTGAAAGCCGTAAACTACGTGAGTATAGCGAAAAAGTTGGTCACAACTACGGTGGAAACACACAAAAGACTGAAGGCGACTACGCTGGTGCAGGTACTGGTGAAACACAAAGCAAGCCTGTAACAGGTAAGAGCCCAATCAGTTCTGGCAAAGGTAAGCCAACAAGTGGAGCCTCAGCTAAAAACTTAGCACAAGGTTACGCTGAAGGTGAAGCTAACACAGGTACAAGCCCAGCTAAAGTAAACAAAGGTATCAACCCAGAAAAGGGTGAGAAGTTTGCTAGCGGTATCCACAACGTTGATGGCGTTAAGTCCGGCGTTAAGACCCTAGCAAAACAAGGTGCTGGTTATCCAGGAAACAACAAGACCGCAGGTCCAGTTGGTTCTGGTACAGGCGACAAAGCAGGTCAAACTAGTGTTGGCCAAGTTAAGAGCCCTATCAACGGTGCTCCTGGTCGCGCAGCCTAATTAGAGAAAACAGGATGAGCAAATATTCTTATCTACGTGAACACTTGAGCTTTGATCAATCCGGCATCGTAATGGAGTCGGATGATAAAGATGGCAAAACTCTTCATTTGAAGGGTATTGCTATTCAAGGCGGCATTCGTAATGCCAATCAACGTGTTTATCCAGTGGATGAAATTGAACGAGCAGTTAATGCGCTTAATGATCAAATTAAAAATGGTTACAGTGTGTTAGGCGAAGTTGATCATCCAGATGATTTAAAAGTAAATTTGGACCGTGTATCCCATATGATTACTCAAATGTGGATGGAGGGTCCTAATGGTTATGGTAAGATGAAAATTTTACCTACACCGATGGGACAACTAGTACGTACTATGCTCGAAGCAGGTGTAAAACTTGGCGTAAGTTCTCGTGGTAGTGGCAATGTCAACGACATTAACGGCCATGTATCCGATTTCGAGATTATCACAGTAGACGTAGTTGCTCAACCGAGCGCACCTGGTGCGTATCCCACTCCTGTTTATGAGCACCTAATGAATGCTCGTGGCGGAATGAGAGCGTTTACAGTTGCACAAGAAGTAAAAGAAGATCCAAAGGCCCAGAAATACTTGCGTGAGTCTCTCATGCAAATTATTAAAGGTCTAAAATAAGCCCGAGGAGAAAAATAATGTTGGACGCATTCAAACAGTTAGTTGAGTCAGGTGTAATGACAGAAGAAACCAGTTCAATGGTTGAAGCTGCCTTTGCAACTAAGATTCAAGAAACACGCGACCAAGTGACCGCAGAACTTCGTGAAGAATTTGCACAAAAATACAGCCATGACAAAACAGTTATGGTTGAAGCAATCGACAAGATGTTAAGCGATCGTTTGACCGTAGAGATGTCCGAATTGCACAATGACAAGAAGGCCCTAGCAGAAGCAAAAGCACATTATACACAACGTATTAGTGAAGATGCTAAAAAACTAGAAGGTTTTGTTATGAAGCAACTAGGTAAAGAATTGGTAGAGTTCCAAGGTGACCGTAAAAAAGTTTCCGAGAACTTTGGCAAGTTAGAGAACTTTGTAGTAAGTGCTCTAGCTAAAGAAATCAGTGAATTTGCTACAGACAAGAAAGATCTAGCTGAAACGAAAGTTAAGTTAGTTCGTGAAGCTAAAAACAAATTTGCAGAAATCCGCAGTACCTTTATTAAACAAGCAAGTAAAGTAGTTGAGAATACAGTCACTAATAAGTTGACATCTGAAATCAAGCAATTGAAAGAAGATATTGACAGTGCCCGTAACAATGACTTTGGTCGCAAGTTGTATGAAGCGTTTGCACAAGAGTTTGCTGGTTCCTTCCTAAATGAGAAATCTGAGACAAGTAAATTGTTATCGATTATCAAGAAGAAAGATCAAGAATTAGCAGAAGCAAAACAAGCTGTAACAGAAAAAGCACACTTGGTTGAATCTAAGGAACGCGAAATTCGCATTACTAAAGATTTGATGGAGCGCAAGAATGTTATGGGCGAGTTATTGGCCCCGTTGGGTGCTGATAAGAGAGAGATCATGAAGGAATTGCTGGAATCCGTTTCAACACAAAAGCTAAATGAATCTTTTGACAAATACCTACCAGCGGTAATGGAAGGACAATCACGTAAGCCAGCAGTTAAAAAAGCTGTATTAAGTGAAGGTACTCAAGTTACTGGAAATCGTGAAACAAAAGCCGAGGTAGGCTTAGACAATATATTAGATATCCGCAAACTAGCGGGTCTAAAATAACTTTTCAAGGAGACAATATATAATGTCACAACTATTAAATGAAAGATGGTCAGAGACCAAAGACGCTCTGCTTGAAGGCCTATCTGGTACACGCAAGTCTTCTATGGCAGTTTGCTTAGAAAACACACGCAAGTATTTGGCTGAAAGCGCATCCGCAGGTGCAACTAGTGCAGGTAACGTAGCAACACTTAACCGTGTTATTCTACCAGTTATCCGTCGTGTTATGCCGACAGTTATTGCCAACGAAATCATCGGCGTTCAGCCAATGACAGGTCCAGTTGGTCAAATTCACACACTACGTGTTCGTTATGCTGATTCTAGCAACGAAGTTGTAGCTGGTGAAGAAGCATTGAGCCCATTCAAAATTGCTCAAGCATATTCTGGTAACAACAGTTCAACACTGCCAGGCGCGGCTGCTACTAGTACGCTAGAAGGCCAACC